GCCTGGTGACCTTGTGGCCTTCACGTTGATACGTCTCCTGGTGGGGTATCCGGGTTGGTGCGCCGAACTCCCACGCCCTGGCGGCGTCCACTGGAGTCAGGCCGTCCGCCATGGCCCGGCGGGAGGTCCCGGCCATGGCCTTGGCCGGGTTCCCTGGGGCGATCCTGGCCCCTGGGCCGAATATCAAGCGGTCCATCCTGGTCCCCAGGAAGGAGTCAATGGCGTCCTTCCAGATGGGATTCAAGGTTTCCCGGATGGATCGGGAAATATCCCGCTTGATGTCCTTGTCCAGGAGCTTCAGCGCCAGCGCCACGGCCCGCAGCTCGCGAGTTGTCCGGGCGCTGGGCTGAACTCTCACCGGCTTAGGCCCTGGGCGGCCAGGACCAGCAACCGGCCGCCGGTTCCTCGCTGTACTGGATGTGGTGCTTGAACGAGAATCCGTTTTTCTCGAACACGGTCAAGTGGACCCGCTCCCCGTCCCTGGTCACTCCGGTGACCAGGGCGGCCCGTGGTTCCGGCGTGCAGCTCGCGGGCATGTTGAACGAAAAATAGTGGACCGTCCGGCCCACAGTTACGGCGCTCATGCCTCGGGCGTGATGGTGGCCAGGCCGTGAACCAGGATCGTCGCGCCGGACGTGCCAGCGCCGACGGTCCCGCCCAACGTGCCAGGGGCCTGGAACGTCACGTCAGCGGCGACCTTGGGAGTCGTGCCGCCCTTGGGGAAAAACTCGATCTGGCCACGCTTGCCGTGGTTGGTCCGCAGGAACAACCACAAGGACCCGGACTTCAAGGACTGGGCCAGGTTCAGGACCACAGTCTCCGTGGGCGGCGGAGTGGAGGAAGTGGAGTTACCGGACACGGCCGCGAACGTCGTGGACGTGGTGGTAGTGACCAGGGCGGCGTTGTCCACGTGGTCCCCGAATTCCAGGAGTGCCACGTCAGCGTCCACCTTGGCCTTGACCAGGGCATTCTTGACTTCAAGTTGAACAAGAGTTGTAGACATTATTCGGCGCTTCTCTCTGCTCTCACGGTGGAGGCAGAGGTGTTATTTGGTTCCATGTATCCGGTGATCTGCCAGCCGGTAATGGAGTCTTTCCAGGTGGTCCTGGAGGCCTGGGACCACCGCCAGTGATCCATCCGTTGCAAGGACAGGAGGACCTGGTCACGGACGCCGTCCAGCTCGTCCTCCATGGCCTCGCCAGTGGTCTTGGACCCGTAGACGTTCACGGTCAAGTTCTGGCGGACTTTCAAGGTGTTGGCGGACGGTTCCATGTCCGTCATGAACACGGCCACCACCAGCTTTTTGGAGGACACGTTGGACGGGACGTAGCCCCAGGCGTGGACATCCAGGTCAGAATTGTCAGCTCTGATCTGGTTGGCCACCTGGACGCGCAGCGGGTCCCCGCTCATGCCAGGCCCCTAACTCGCTTGCGATGCATCTTGACCAGGGCAATGGCTTCCATGGCCATGGGCCAGGTGGAGACAGGCTGGCCGTCCCCGCCGTAGGAGTCCCCGCCGGTGGACTGGCCCCTGGCCCACAGGTGCCGCATGTAAAGAATCTGTGCGGACTTGTAGGACTCGGGTGGCGGTTCCAGGCGCGGGCCTTTCCCCTCCAGGAACTCGTGGGCCGTGCCCATGAGGTTCGCCAGCTCCGTCCAGGGTTCCTCCTCGCCTGGGGCGTCGGACCACAGGTCCATGGCTTCCTGGACGGTCAGCCAGCCTATGGTGGTTGCCAGGGTGGCCATTGGTTACTCGGACGCTACCTGGACGTCAATGGACCCACGGGTGTCAGTGGGGCGAAGGATGTGGTAACCGAAGACGCCATGCTGGATGGAGGCCTTCTGGATTTCTTCGGCGTCCACACGGATCGGACCGCCAGGCAAGCTGTGAAGCTTGTTGGCGTTCTTGGAACCGACCTGGATTTTCTTGGCCACGGAAGTCAGCGAGTACGGGGCGACCTTGACCGTGATTCCCAGGTAGGACACGTGGAACGCGCCGCCGGACTGGGCGAACTCCTGGGGCGAAATGGCCCGCTGATCCAGCATCTTCTCGTCAGCCATTTCCTCGAAGATGTCCCAGCCGATAAGGATGTGGTCCGGGTCGGCGAACTCAATAGCCTGGCCAATGCCACGCAACAGACGCTTCTGGGTGGACGTGCCAGCGGGCAGGACCAGGGCCGTCAGGTTGGCCGGGTCGGTGACGTGGGCGATAACCTCGGCGTCCAGCTTGCGGGCGTAGTCGTCGGCGGATTCCTCGTTGTAGGAGGCCCACCATTCGGCGTTCGGGAGGTCCACGTGGATACGGTCCACCTGGTGGCCGCCAGCGATGCGGAAGCCGTTATAGGTCTTGGACTCTGCCTTGACCTCGTTCGTCGGAATGTCGTTCATGGACGCGCCGGTGGACGGGGTCCAGCGGGCGACCTGGGGCGTCTTGCCCTGGATCCAGCGCCAGCCGACCACGGACTGGGACACCATGGGAACCTCGGACACCAGGTCCAGGTAGCGGCCCACGTAGCGGCGGCCCTTCCACAGCTCACCCACGTATTCGGGGACGGCCGTGGGGTCGAATACGTCGGACTGGATGATCTGGTCCATGGCGGCGGCCTTGGCCACGCCCTGGGTGATCGGGGACGACACGGCGGCCATGGCCGCGCCCAGGGCCAGGAGGTTCCCACGGCTCGGGGCGGCGGCCGTGGCCGTGCCCTGGGCAGCGGCCGAAGCAGCGGCGACAGCGGCGGCAGCGTCGGCGGCGGGTGTTGCGGTAACAGTCACAGTGGTTTCTTTCTGTTGTGCGGATGCAGTGGCGGGAGTTTCGACGGCGGCCGGGGCGGCCTCCTGGGCGGGGGTGATCTTGCGTTGGGCGGCGGCGCTAGCGTCAGCGGCGGCGGCCAGGTCGTCGGCCACGTCTCCCTCGTCCTCAGCGATGGGCAGGGCGGACGCCAGGGCGGCCGTGCCGAACGACGGCGTCACTACCAGGGCGGCGGCGACCAGGCGGCCCTTCAGGAGCTTGCCGCCACGAATGACCAGGTTGTCCAGCTCCACGCTGATTCCTTTGCGGAGTCCGGCGGAAGCCAGGGCCAGGGCGTCGTTACCGGCCGTCGTTTCGGCCACGGACACGTCACCATAAATGCCGTCCGCTGTTTCCTCCAGGGAGGTAAACCAGCCGACAGGCTTGGTCCTGTCGTGTTCCTCGTTGATGTGGGCGGACGTGGGGTCTGCTGGCAGCTCCACGGCCCCAGGGTCCACGCTGAACTGGTGGCCGCTGGACATCACGGCGGACTGTTCACCGAACGGGAGGACCTTGTAACGCAACGTCCGGTCCTGGGCGGAAGCCTTGACCAGCTCGCCAAGTATCTTCTTCATGGGTTCCTTTTCTTTTTGTAGGTTTCGTCAAGCCGGCCTTTTTCGGCCGCCCCGGAATCTAGGCCTTTTCCAGTTCGCCAGGCGCAGCTGGTCTTTGTAGGTTTCCTACAGCGTCACCCGTGTTCCCCACGGCGGCGGCCGGGTCGGAATCAAGCGGCTGGAACTCCACAATCTCGCCCGGCGGCGTCACGTCGTCCAGGGACAGGCGGGCGTGAATCGGGGCGGTGAACAACTCCAGGGACAGGTCCTCGAACTCGTTGCGTTTCTGGAGCGTGTTGGAATAGTCGTCAGACCCGCCGGACTCGCCGTCCAGGAGGGACGCCGGGAGGTTCAGGTGGTTGGCTACGTCCACGCGCAGCGCGGCCCGCGCCTCGATCAGCATTCCGCCGTCGTCGTCGGCCTGGTGGATGATCAGGTCCACGTCCTTGGGCGTCACCGTGACCACGCCGTCCGGCATACGACGCGCGGCGGCGTAGGCCTTTTGGGTGTTCTTGATCGGGTCCAGGTCCTCGTCGTAGTCTTCGTCATCCGGGTCCAGGCCGTCGTAGGACTCCAGGACCTTCAGTTCCATAAGGGCCATGGGCGTCTTGGCCCTGGACTTGATGGTGGCCAGGATGTCCAGGTAGTAGGCCAGGGAGTCCTGGGCAGTCTCCAGGAAGCCCATGGGCATGGCCCCAGGGAAATAGATCAGGTTGGCAACGTTGGTAATGACCTTGCCGCCCATGACGTAATCGCCGTGAGCGTTCGGGGTGACGCCGGACAGCGCGATCACGCCAGCCTCGTCAACGCTCCACAGGTGGGCGTGAAGGTGTACGGCCTCGCCCCTGTCGTAGCCCGTGCCGGACGTGATCCACAAGGCCCGGTTGGCCAGGAGCAAGTCCACCATGGTCCGAACGTTGCGAAGCTTGGGGGCGATGGGGCCGGACGCGGCGTTCAGCCACGCCTTAGTGCGGTCGCTCGCGTTCCACTCCATTTGCATGGTGGCGGCCGAATACAGGCCTACGCCACGGGCAACGGGAGGACAGCGGAGGGCGTCCTTTACGGACGTACCCGTGCCGGGGATCGACGGCGGGAGGATGGGTTGCAGCGCCGCGCCCTCGGACCAGGTGTAGCCGCCGGACGTGCGGGACCCAAAGTCCAGCGGACTGGGGGTCCCAGATATGACCCGCTTGGTCAGGGTGAAGAGATCAGTAAGGTTCGGCACGGCTCAAACATTAATCAGCGACCAGGGACAAAAACGGGCGTTTTTGGCCGTGCCTGGCGGGCCGTTTTTGGCTGTCCAGTGGTGTCCAGTTGTGACTGGTTTTAACAAGCTGGAATCTGTAGGGCCGTAGTATATGTCTTGACAAGCGTGCTAGACCTAGAAAATTACGGGTATTCCCCGAAATGTTACGGACCCCCGGTCCTGAGACGGGGGGTCCGCATGGTGAGACGACACGGTTATCCACAGGCCTCTGACCTGGGAAAACTCTTGTAAGCGATTTTCAGGGCTTGCCCGGTATGGCTGGCCCTGGAATGGGGGGTCAGGCCGCCCTGGGGGCCATTGCTGGCCGCCCAGGACGTGCTGTTTTTTATGCCGCTGGGGCGTACCCGCCCCCGCCGCGCCGCTTCTTTTTGGTGGCCACGGCGGCCACGGCATGGACCACGGCCAGGAGTGAGCTGATGTCCTGGCCCTCAATCCGGCGGAACAATCGGGACCCGCCGGACTCCCTCCAGGACGCGGCCCCGGCGGCCTTCTCCAGGGACGGGGATGTCCCCCAGTAGAACCGTTCACCGTCCACGGCCTGGGCCAGGGCGGCCGTACCGGCGGCCACCTCTTTCAGGGACAGCGCCCGCAGCGCCTTGGAGTTCACCCTGGGCTTTCGCTGGACAGCCTGGGCCGTGGCTGTGTTGTCACCGATGGAGTCATAGCCGATGTCCACGCCCAGGTGGGCCTTCAAGATTCGGGCCAGGTCGTCGGGCATCCAATCGGCCTTGACGCGGTACTCCATTACCTGGGCGTGCAGGTCCTCGCCCTCGTACCAGGCGACGGCCACGGCGGCCGCCACGCCGCCCTGGGCGACGTTGAAGCCGAAGGCGAACGGCACGCCGGACGGCAGGCCTACCGGGTTGCATTCCCCGGCCTTGAACTTAGCCTGGTCAAGCGCCGTTTTCGTGGTGTCCGGCGGCCATACGCACAGGTACTCACGGATGAATTGGGCCAGGTCCATCACCTGGAACCGCTTGCGCATCTTGGCTTCCGTGGTCAGCCCGCACGCCATACCAGGGTGATAGCGCCACAGCAGGACCATGGCCTGGTCCTCGTCCAGGTCCACCACCTCGGATTCCTTGGCGGCGAAGTCCACCACGCCCAGCTCGGACGGGTTGGCCCTGGCGGCCTCCAGGGACTTCCAGAACAGGCCAGCACGGACCAGGCCGGGAGTCCCGGACTTGATGACCTGGCCGTCCGGCCGGGTGTCCATGACGGGCAGTGCACCGGCTTCCAGATCGTCCGATTCCTCGGGGGACAGCTCGCCGGACTCGTCAAACCACAGGACATCCGCAGCAAGGCCACGATAGGTGGACGCCTTGTGTGGGCCGACCCACCAGCGGGAACCGTTCTCCCACTCCAGGTACTCGCGGCCGGTGGACTTGAAGACCTTCCAGTTACGCTCCAGCGGGTCCGGGGTGATCCGCTCCATGGTGCGGACCATTTCCATAAACACCATGGACGCCCTGGTCCCGTCCTGGGCGGTCTGGATCACCTTGTAGCCCGGCCGGGTTTCGCACCTGCCCAGGAGGACACACTGGACGCTAGTGGTCTTGGTCGCACGCCGGGGAATCTCCACCGTGACGTCGTCGTACAGCGGACGGCCGAAGGCGTTACGGGCCTCCAGGACCCCGGCGACCTGGCAGCCCTGGGGCGTCAGCTCCAGCCCCAGCATCCGGGAACCGATCACGGCCGGGGATATGTCCGTCCCGTCAGGGACAGGCGACATAGCCAGGGGCGTGGCGGCGTACAGGACGCCCGTCTTGGAATACCAATCGTCCACCATGCGGTCCTTGGCGGCGTCCCAGTCAATCGCGCCCAGGTCCAGGGGTAGGCCGTCCTTGTGCAGGACCAGGCCGTCCGCGTCAGCGGTAATAGTCATGTGTCAAAACCTCTCCAAAAGAGTCTGTCAATTCGTTCCTGGTCAACCAGGGCGGCCCGCTCCTGGCGGGCCTGGGCGGCCAGGCCGTCCTGGCATTCCTTCCAGGACGGCCCGCCACACACACAGTCAGGCCATGGGGCCAGGGAACCGTGGGTTATTTCTGCCTCAACAGGGCGGCCAGCTCGCGGGGCTGATGGTCAGGACAAGGCGCGGCCCACGTTCCAGCCCCACACGTCGCGCAGCACACCCGGCCCCTGATCAGGACAGACTCCGCGTCCGGTTCGGGGTAGTCGTAATCAATGGAAGCGTAGACATCCATGGCGGACAGGAGTTCGTCAAAATTGGATTCCCTCAGCTCGCGTTCGGAAGCAAGGTCCGCCAGTCCCTGGTCAAGGATGCAAGCGCCCGCCAGTTGGCCGTCCGTGGCGACAACCTCAGGGCAAGCCAGGCCCGCGCCGTCTTCGGTTCCGTGGTTGTGTACAAAATTTGACATTGTCAAGTAGTCCTCTCGTGAAAGTTTGGGAAGGTCTCGCGCATTTTCACCAGGTCCATTTCCCTGGTCCACGCGCGCAAAGGAAGC